AAAGAACATTGATAATTGTGCGAGGCAGGAAAAACTTAAAATCCTCGTTCTCAATTCTTGGTTGGGCTTACCACTTGTTCCACTACTATGTGAAAATATTGACATAGGTGAATTACATCTTGTAGACTTAGACCAGGAGGCTCTTGACCTCTCTAAACTATTTCATAAGCACTACTCACAAGAAAAGTTCATCAAGATGCGACATCATTGTTTAGATATTCCATTTGCTTTTGAGGATCTAAATAAAATTGATGCTGATGTTGTGATTGCAATTAATACAGAACAAATGTATCCTCTGACAGAACTTGAAACAAAAAATCCTATGGCAGTTTTTGCTTGCCAAAATAGCAATGTAATTGAAGAAATGTATGGCATTAATTGTGTCAATTCTATTGACGATCTTAAAAAACAAATTGGTTTGGATGATGTTTATTATGAGGGGCAAAAAGAACAAACATATTATGACTGGTCGGGGCAAAAAAAGTTTGACCGATTTATGGTAATAGGATCTAAGTAATATCCTCAATCATCATTTTCCACATATTTTTATCAGGAATAACAAATCCTAATGTAATTCTTGGGCCGCCGCCGGCGCAATGCCAAAAAGGTTCATTCTGATCACCATAATATCCTACTTTAGCTGACCACCCAGGCCAGTCAGGTAAAGTGGTGATACTTACACCGTCCCAATATTCAAAGTAACCATCTCCCATATTGTAATTAAAAAGAATATTATATCCTGGAACATCCCAATTATTATGCCAGCCCATATAACCATCCTCAGGATAATAAACATGAACAGCACTTTGTTTGGCACCTAAAAATTTAACTAATTCATCATTAAATCTTTCAGACTCTTGTTTAAATTTTTTTGGTGATCTTGCACCTGGTCCAAAGTGAACATTGCGAATTACCTCAGGGGGGCCATGATGTTCATTCTCTCCCTTACCCATAGGTTTTTTTAACATTTCTTTTAGATATTCATAGGATTGAGAATGTTCCTTATCAGAACTACCTTTTTGATCTACATACAGTTCAGTAAGATCTTGGGAAAAAAACCAATCACTATGGCGATTTAAAATTTCTAAAATTTCATCATTTAGATCTATAAATTTCATTAGATTCTTTCTTGCTCGCTGGCAGTGTATAGTGTATAACTACAGGTTCCTTACCTTGTAATTCATCGTTTCGATAACCCTGAACAAAATTCCATCTAGCATCTGGTTGTGGAAACTCTCCCACTTTAACATTAAAGTTGCCATTAGTCAAGAGATTCCACATTGTAAAGGTATCCCAAGGGCGAACCTCCTCGGGATATGGAGTAGGATCCCAAGAAGGTGTTCGTTGCTCTAAATACCAATCATACCAACTATCCATAAGTTGTTTGGTTGTAGAGGTTCGATAGAGGAACAAACCACAATGGTAAATCATTTCTTCTGTTTCAGATAGTTTTGTAATCTTTGCATTATAGGGGCGGTTTCTTGTAAACAAGATATCATTATCCCCTAGCAAATCAAACACTTCTGAAATATCCTCGTGTTCTACCAGTGTGTCGCAATCGAGATACAAAGTTACATCATAAGGCGACTTTGACAATGCCCAGAGTTTTGCTCGGATATGGTCAGGAACATCTTCTGTATGGATATATTCAAAAGTATTTCGCGCTTCGTCATCTACCCATTCTTCATGTGTAAAAAGAGTAATCTTAGCTTCCGGATAAAAATCTAGTAAGGATTGTGCTGAGTGTAAAGCTGCATAGTAATATACTTTATTTACAGTAGCAACATAAAGATAACCATTATTTTTCATTTGCCAATGCTTCCTGAATCAGCAGGGTTGCATAGGTTTGAACTTCAATAGGTGTTTTCGACTTACGAAGTCTCTTTTTAAGTTCCCGATTATCTGAAGATTTAATTTCCTCAATTTCAAATGCTTCAAGTTTCATATTAAAAAGAATTTCTTGTTTTCGCCTGACAGCATCAGCTTCAGCTCTTTCTTTACGAACTTCATCTTCACGTTTACGATATTCATGATGTTCCGCTGTCAGACGATCTAATTCTTCTTCACCATACATTTCTAATACAGCATCATAATCAGGATTATCACCATCCTGTGCATTGATGTGAACAATTGCATATTCGCCATTACCCTGCAACATACGGCAAACAAGTTGTCGATTAGCTTTATTTTGCCAAATAGGATTTTTATATTTAGGTAGATTTTCCTCGGACATTATATAGACTCCATAATATAATATTGTATTTTATTTATGCAATTCTTACAAACAGTTTTTTAGACTCAGCTGTAGAAGATGTGCTGATGATAGTCAGACCATCGTAGTATCCTGTGTAAGTTCCTGAATAAGAACCATCGTAATAGCCTACATACGATCCAGTATATGAGCCTGTATAGGCACCCGTATATCCTGTAGGACTTTGAAAGCCGCTCCAGGAAGGAAAATATGTGCCACTGTATGTGCCATCATAAGTTCCCGAATAAGTGCCTTCATAAGAACCAGTATAGGAACCTGTATAGGAACCAGCATAAGCATATGTAGCTGTATCTTTCACTTGGTCTGTAAGTGTTTCACCCATTTGTTGCCAAGTGCCGCCGCCTGTTGGAGACGCTGTAGATACTTCATATTTACCAATATTATTAGCTGCAATACGATTACGGAAACGGCCTTCTAATGATTGAACATTAGCTTCAGTCATTTCTTGAACCGATTGGTCATCAGAATTTTTTACAGGGACTCTGTATTGTGCATCACTAGGAACTGTTGTTACCGCAGTTTTTTGCCACAAATATTTAGTTGTTGTTGTGCCATCAACTTGTGTATCGTCGATTTGACCACGAGAAGTCCAGGTGCCTCCTGAAGGAGCAGTAGCAGCCAACCAATATTGACCGCAAGTATTATCTGTTTGATCGACCATTGCTTTAATACAAAGGTCAATAATTTCAGAATCAATTTCGGAATCTGAGGATTGTTCTAAATTTCCCGAGGAATTAATTCTTAAAGGACTTGCATCCTTACTGTCAGTTGCAGTAGCCGTGCCCTGTGAGAATGTATATGTATTAACGGTTGATGTTGCACCATCTGTAGGGTGAACGCCTACGCCGTCATCTCGAACAGTATCTGTAAATGTTCCAACACTAGTAAAGTTTGCTGGTGCACCACTTGTATCTACACGCAAAGACCCAACACCAGTAGAACTTGCAAATTGTGTTGTTAGAATTTCCGCAGTTCTTACTTTAATTTCAGCATCAGTAAATTCCTGCAATCCTTGAAAAACATCAGTTGCAATGTTGACGCCGTCATGTTTTATTCTAACTGGACCAGCCATAATATATCCTTAGTTTAATCTTGTGCCGCTTGAATCATAAAGTGCGATTGGACGCATAACTTCCCAATTTGTTGCATCCTTACAAACAAGAGTCATGGAAGTTCCAGTCGGAAGATCCTTAGCCGCATTAGCAGAACCCCCATCAATGGTATCAGAAGTATCAGGATAAACTTTAATATCATTAGATGTTGTATTGTAAATTTCTACTCTAAGGCCGGCGACCGCAGTTTTAAGTTTTACACCCTGACCAGCAGTTGCAGTTGTTACAATATTAACTGTTTCAGTTAGTGCCGTAGCATCACCCTGTGTTGAACCAGCCGCAGTAATAGAATCCGTTACACCATATTTCAAATCACCTGACAATGTTGTTGTGCCTGTTACACTCAAGTCACCCTGTGTTGCAATATCACCATCAGTGGCTACAGTAAAGTTTGAGCCGTTTACATCAATACCACCATCGAGTGAGGCTAAACCATCTACATCCAAAGTGCCTGTTGTATCAATATTACCCGATGTGTTTGCAACAGTGAAAGCACCATCTACATCAATACCACCATCGAGTGAAGCAAGGCCGGAAGCATCAATAGTTGTGGAAACTACTGCATCACCTTCGTCTGTTGTTTGGAACTGTGTTGCACTGATACCTACAAAATCTCGACCTTTTTCGGGACCCAAATCTAGCGCAGTATTAGCAGACAAATCGTTAATGGATTCACCTGTTTGAGGGTAAATTTTAACTGTTGCAGTTGTAGAATTAAACACTGTAACACGAACGCCTGCCGCACAATCAGGAAGTTTAACGCCCTGGTTAGCAGTTGCAGTATTAATAATGTTGTAAGTTTTTGTCAGAGCAGTTGCAGTGCCTTGTGTTGTGCCTGCCGCTGTGACGGAAGCATCAACACCAACAATAAAATCACCCGAAACAGTAATATCGCCTACTGTAATGTCATCATTAGCCTGAAACTTATCTGAGTTCAAGTTAGTAAAGTTAGTATCCACTTCGGTATTTGTAAGCGGAGAACCTTTACCAGCACGAGTTGTAAGTGTTGACATTTTTGTTACCTATCCAAAATTATTTTTAGGGCCTCTTTTATATCAGCCAAGTCTTGTTTTAAAGTATTTATATCATTACAAACTTCTTCAATACGAGCAGATTGTTTTTTTCTTGCTTTGTAGGCAGCCAAACCAGCATGATCTGTGTTTATAAGAGCACCTGTATCGTTTCGTTTGAATGTATGGTCCATTTATTATGCCTGCAATGCAATCGCTCTAAGATTTTTAACTTTAGGTGTATTAGATGTATTGCTTGTTTTAAATACAATCTTAACAGCAAACTTCTTAAATTCACTAAAAGTAGTAAGTGCAGGTGCATTAGAAGTTACTGCACCACCTGTGCCCCCACCTCCACTAAGTGTAATCGTTGGTGTTGTGGTTGCTGTATAACGACCTGGGTTAGTAATTACCAAGGAACTAATTGCACCACCACTCAATGTTACATAACCCTCTGCTTGTTTATCTGCGGTTCCACCTGAGAATGTAACTGTAGGTGGAGATGTATAACCTGAACCACCTGTTACCGAAGCTGAACCGGATACACGATATATATCATATTCAAATACACCACTGTTCAAACCTGCTGAAGGTGCAGATCCTTTAGTAGGCAGTTTATAATTATATTCTACAAATGAACTTTGTGACAAACCATCATTTTTAGGTGTTGCAACCAATTCCATTTCAATCCACTTAAGATCATTATCAAAGTTTGCATCATCATCTACTGATAAAAACTTACCATAAACTTCAATGCCTGCATCCTGAGGAATCAGTGCATCCACAAATACTTGCAAATCTTCAGCCTCTTGGCCGTCATCTAGAATAATTGTTTTAGAAACATATCTAGCATTTGCATTACCACCTTTAATACCATCTTCATCAGTAGTATCATTATTAATATCATACGATGTAATAATATAAGATGCTCTGGACAAATCAATTACCGGTGATAATTTACTATCTGTAGATGAGAATGTAGCAGTTGAGTTAAATGACTTATTACTACTAAGATTAGCAACTTCATTGGATTTAGAATATACAGCATATTCTATATCTGTTTTTGTATTGACACCAGGTGTCAAATCAAAATCTGTATTTCCTTTAACTGAAACCCCTGAAGGTTTAGTTGGAGTATATTGATGTGAAACACCTGTGCCTGGGAAAATAATTTCACCAAAGTTATGTTGGATTTTGTTAAACAATTTATTTTCAATTGTGTCAATAGTAGAAACTGTTGTGCCATTTGAAATTTTGTCAGATGTATCCAAGTTTTCCTTTGTTTCCCTGATACGAGCAACGTTAAAGTGTTCTGAGAAGTATTCAATTACACCTGTTTTGGTTGTAATATCAAAAACTGCACCCGAACCTGAACCAGTTGTTGATGCCTGACCAACATTTGCGCCGTCAGCAGTATATCCGGAACCGTGATTCTCAACTTCAAATGTTGAAATAGCACCTGAGGATACCGTCAAAACTTTAATCTTAGCACCTGTGCCATTACCAAATGTGTTGAGTGTAATTACGTCATTAACAGCATAACCTGAACCAGCGGTATCAAGAGTTACGTCAAATGCGTGAATAACATCACCTGCATTAGGATAGCCGCTTGTGAAATCAATAAGTTTACAATAATCAATATCACCATTTGTAAATACAGCATCACCACCTGTTAAATCAAATTCCGCTCTATACATCTTAAACTTGATATCTTCATCTTGGAAAGGTGTAAAGGTGCTATTGTTTGAGGAGGTAAACAACAAACCATCTGTTGTTGTATCTTCAGCAAGAATTCTTTGTGTTGTGCCTACTGCATTTTCACCCAATTCAGATACCCAAACTTCATAGTTAGGATCATTAAGTTGTGGTAAAATAACAAAACAATACTCTCTACCAGGTTTCAAATATACAAGTGAATCAAACTCTACTGTTGTAGCATTAAATGTTACAGTTCCATCAGCCGCAGTTGTTGATGTATTAACATCAGAGGCTTCTAAAAACTTGTTAGCATATGGCAAAATTGTTTTACCTGGGAAGCCATTTACAGTTTCTCGAATTTGAACTGTAACACCATTAATATCACCACCATCAACTGGTGCAGTAGTTGGTTTGTTTCTAAAGAATAAATCAATTTTACTCAGGAATATGCCAGTTGTTTCCCGAACCATAAATGTTTGTGCGAGAGGGTCTTCATCTCTAATATTAATAGTAGTATCAATTCTACCTGTGAGTGTAGGATCATTTAGTCTAACATCGGTTACAATACCGGATAATGTATCTGTATTTACATCCTCAGATAGTGTAACTGCAATATTAGGAACCTGTGTTGAAATAGTTAATTCACTTTCAAGTTGTTTTAATCCAAATGAATCAAATGTAGCCTGTGCAGATGTAGTTGTAAATGACTGTCTGTTTTTACTATCATCTGACAAAACAAATGGTCTGCTACCAATTCTAAATGTGTCTCTAGGAATTCTAAATTGAACTACAATACGTCCTTGGCTATCTGTTACTAGATTATCACCAAAGTCATTTGTCGTATCACTGATTCCTGACCACCAGTTGTCAACAGTTAAAAGATTAGGCAAGTTTGCATATGGAATTTGTTTACAATGTGTGGAAACATCATCATTATCAAAGAAAGAAAATACTCTTGTATTAGGCTTCAATCTTGTTGCAACAAAAGTTACAATTTGAGGACGCATAAACTTAGCAAATTCAATGTTTGTTACAACGTTGCCAAAAGATCCTTCCTGCAACATATCCCCTTGAGATGTTGAAATTTGAACATCATTGCTTGTAAGTTTAATATCACTTTCTTCAACTTGCCCTGTAATTTGCAAGTCTAAACTAGCACTTGAACCCCCGCTTCCTCGCAATCTACGTGATCTATCATTTACGTTTACATTGGCATCAATTTGACCATTGGAGTTAAGGTCAATAGGATCTGGTTGTGTTGTAGACTGACCCATAGTTAATTGTGTATTGCCTTCAAGACCAATCTGACCTAAGGCATCAAAAGCATCTTCAAGTGCATCTCCAAAGTTGGATAACGCAACATTTCTTTCACCGCTACCATCAGGCCCTTGTGTTGTATAGTTATCTGAAGGAGGATATGCTTCCATATCGCCTACATAGTTAAACAACAAATCACCGACAGCATTTCTAAATTTAGATGCTTTTTTGTTTTCCTTATATGTGGAATGACTATATGCAAGTGTTACAAGATTACCTTTTCTTGTAATCTCACTTGAGGAGTTAACACTATCAAAAACTACATCAATATTTTCTTCTTTGAAGTTAGCTGTAGCATATTTACCAATAGGATTGATTGCATAATTTAGATCAGTATTTTGCCTATTTGCAAGGTCATAGTTGTTGAAACGCTCAACAAAGAAACCGTTTTTAAATCTATCATTGCCACTAGAATCTAGAATGAGTTTATCCTTAGTATCTCTTTCTAAGAAGTTAATCGCAGTATAATATTCCAATCGGTTAATTCTAGTTTCAATGGCACCAATATCCTGCATTGTAAAACGACGATTTTGCTTTAATCTTGTTGATACTTGCAAATCCGGACGACCTTGTTGTTTAGCAACATGAGGTGAAATCGAAGGATAAGGAGGAATTGTAATTTGTGCTAACACCATTGAATCTGCGGGATCAATTGGCGGCGTGGGTGAGTTTGAATAATCACCCTTAACAGATTTCAACAAACCTTTATCTGTCAAAACAACCTTGTCAATACGACCCTGATAATACTCAGCGTCAGTTGTAAATGATTCAGTAGGAATTGGGAACTGATAATCCGCAGTATCATCAAGCTCTAATGTATCCAATGGATTTTCGGATGCACTACCAACAGACGTTGTATCTGTGGCTGTTTTCTTAACATATGGACGGAAATCTATACAATCCCGCAAGTCAAATCTTTGTGACAAGTTTTCTGAATAGTAAACAGGAATTTCATATGTGAAAATACCTGATGCACCGGTGTCATCTACAGGGTAGGAGTTGACAGCAAAGTATGTTGAATTCGAGGAACCATAGTTAGGAGACAAGTAAGAAAGTTTTACTGTAATTTTTTTACTGCTTGTCCCTACAACGGCTGAAGGTTTTACAACTAGTTTGGAGTGACCATAAAAGTTATCAGTTTGACCTGTTTCAAGTTTAAACTGTTCTTTTACATCTGTTCCAGAGCTAAGATAACTACCTGACGAAGGCCCTACTAAAACTTCTTCAATTTTATAAACACCGGGCAACCCGAGGTTCCATGGACCGTCGGCTCCGGCTGGATGTGTAGATGTATCAATAGTTACATATCTACCTGAAAGTGCATTGAGAGAAACAGGTGCTTCATCAGTAACTTTAACTTTTACAAAAATCTTAACATCGGTAGCGGTGCTCCAGGATGTGCCGAAATCAAAGTTAATTGCAGTGGAAGAAACTGAAGAAATGTTACTTGTTTGAACATCAAAAATTCTCCCCGCCGCATATGATACTGTATCAATAGTAACAGCGGATTGAACAACCACTACAAACTCATCATCCAACTGTGTTTGTGTAGGTGTGGATGAATATGGGAAAGTTTCGTTACCTGAAACGGTGATTGTTGCCGTTCCGTCTGTAGCAACAGTAGCAGTAAATTCTTTCTGATATGTGTAATTCAAATCATATGTATTACCTGTATCAACATTAAGTTTGCTTGTTGCCGTAATAGGAGATCTGAAAACCATCTGGTTAAACTTAGGCTCTTTCAAAACAGCCGCAGAACTTTCAAGAACAGTATCAGCAAACCCATCTGCTGTCCCGTTGTAATAGATAGTTCTTACATCCGCAAATTTACCACCATACATACGAATATCATAAAGATACAATCTATATTCGGCGGCGGCCGCACCAGGCGTTCCAGATTCTCTCTTAATTTGGCGAACACGCGCTTGACCAATTTTTGTTCCTGATGTGCTAGCACCAGAATATGTTGTAGCTGTAACAGCGCCCACGGCAGTATCATAAAGTTCTACGAGATCGCCATCTGCTAAATCCCAATTACCTGCAACTTCATCTACAACAACATAGTTACCATATGCTGTGGATGTAGTAAAGTTTTCTTCAATGACTTTATTAATACCCTTATCTACTGCAAGGTGAGATCTACCGAAAAATCTTCTTTTACGACCTCTAACCATACCAATACCATCACCGACTGTAATAGCAATTTTATCAGAATCGCCACCGTCTGCAGATGCTAGATAACCATTATTAGTTGATGTTCTTAAGTGTTCACGAACGCCGATAGAAAAGTTTTTAATTACATAGTTACCACTTTCATCATATGTTCTTTCAGCGAGAATATCACCAATAATACGATAAAAGTCCAAATCATCTTTAACAGATGTTGTAATAAGACCGTCTTCTACTTTATATAAGGACACAAACTCTGCATCATTATCTGCTGTCAATCCAAGTTTTGCAATCTCAGTAGTAATTTTATAGCGATCCGCGCCGGGTGCATTAAAGTTAAATGTGCCTGTCGCTGGGTCATTAAGTGTGCTATCGTCATCAGCCGTTACAAGACTGTCCTTTAATTTAACACCTACATATGTATTGGCATTGTTTTTATATTTTTCTAGCGTAATTTCCTGGTTGTCATGCTGAACAAAGTAGCCGCTAATATAGATAATGCCGTCTTCAATTACAAAGAATAGACCATTACCAAAATAGTTACGAGTTACGTCAGATGAATCTGTGCCGTTGTCAACAACAAAAGTATCACCATTGCGACCTGAATCTGTTGAAGTCACAGTAAGTGTTTCACCTGCATCAAAGTGCAAATATGTGCCTGCATCATCACCACCAGTGTAAGAAATATAAAGTGTTTTCTTATCAACAGCATCAGTATCAACGCCTGTTTCAACTTTATCAATTGTGGCTGTCAAACCAGTTACACTACCTGTAATTTGGTCGCCTATATAGTTTGCTAGGTCGTCATTATCAACTGTTCCAGAAGAGGCATCCAAATCATTAATTTTAATGTAATCACGTTTTTTAACAATACCCTTGGCACCGAGAATAGGTGTCCCATCAATAAAAACATGGTCTGCAAAACGAGACATGCTCTTTTGCAAAATAGTTTGCAGTTGTGTTAGCTCTCTCGCTTGAACAGCAACACCTGGTTTGAACAAAATACGTTCAAACTTTTTACTTGCAGTATAGTCATCAAAATAAGGACTAGTATTTAAATTCAGTGCCATTTGCTTGCCTTAGAAGTTAAAAATAACTTTAATTGTTTCTACTTGGTTTTCATCTCTTGTAATAGGACGTCTATTGTCAATGTATAAAATTTCACCTGAGTGGTTACTGACTTCTGGGTCTGTAACACCCGTGATATTTATATTAGTTTGACCAGTTGTTTTATTCGTAATAACGGAACCTGAGTTGATACCTGGAAGTTTTTCTAGGAGATATACAGTATCTTTTGTCCCATCATTATCAGTATCTAAAATTTGAATAACAGTAAATTCACCTCCATCATCAGTGGTGACTGTATCGTCCAAATTAAATTTTGCAATGTTTGTTGAATTTGCTGTAGCTACATGACATGTTGTTCCAATAGCTGCTGTATATGTTGCTGTTTCGGCATAATTGTGCATATTTTTAAGAATGCCAATTTGTCTAAAATCATTATCGACAATAATATCATTATCATCACTAACAAAGGAAACAGTAACACCCACATTTTTTGCAAAAAGTTCTCTAGGAGGATTGCCGCCATGTCCTTCATATGGAGATACAACAGGGCGAAGAGTTAGTCCTGTGCCTGCGCCGACAGACTGTGTAACTTCAAGATTGACAAAAGTGTAGCCGGAGCCTGGATCTGTAACAGTAACACCTGTGACAGTGCCTGCCGCATTAACTGTTGCACTAGCTGTTGCGCCTGTTCCATCACCTTTTACTGTGATAACAACATCACCTTGAATATAGTCAACACCGCCGGCTGTAACTTCAACCCGATCCAATGTCCCACTAACCGCCGTAGACTCTACTGCTTGTTGTAATGAAGGGGTTTCTGTAGAACCAAGTTCCGCAGTAGCAGTTGCACCGGTGCCACCACCACCAGTAATTTTAATTACAGCAAAACTATAACCTCGCCCAGCATTATTAATAGTAATAGCACTAACAGCACCAGCAGAAAGAGTTGCTGTTGCTGTTGCACCCGTGCCGTCACCCTCAATAATAATATTAGGAGCAGTCGTATAACCCGAACCACCTGTATCCACAGTAATAGAGTCCAACTCACCATTTACATCAAATGATGGGTTGCCGCTACCTGCTACCTTACGAACAGGCATAAAGTTAGTTGTCAAGAATTTAGTTCTGTCGGCTGAACCAATTTGATACATAAATTTCCAAATATAACCATCATCCAATTCAAACTGTTCAGTTCCTGTAGATGTTGGTTTAATTGTGCTTTGTGCATTGTCATTATTATCAAGACATTTATACACATTAAACTCATCGGTTAAAACGTAAAATTTAGCCGATGATAAGTTTTCTGCACCACTATAGGCAGGGTGATTGTCTGCATATTCATCATCATACTGGTCATAAACTGTGCCTGTTTCCCAATCATATCTACTAATTAGCTGAACAGCATCAGCCGCTTGAACTCTTTTTACAAACATCATATTATGTCTGTAATCAGCTTGATAAAACTGGGAATCCCTAGGAGTGTCAGGTGAATTATCATCGTCCCAAGGTAATGCCCTTGAGGCAAACATATAAAAGAAATCGTTTTCGTTAAAGATATCTCTGTAAAACGATCTCGCTAACTGAACTCTAGCGGCTTCTCTAATTAACAGTGCCATATTCTAACTCCTAGGTTATATCTTAGGTGTCAGATACAGTAAGTGTCCAAGTAATTTTCAATGTGTCATCTGCAGCTTTGTTCACAACCGAGAAAGTTGTGCGGCAAAGCATTGTGCCAGCAGAAGCAGCGTTGAACACACCAGCTTCAGTAACAGCACCTGTGCCTGTGCCTGCTGGGAAGTCACCTACATATTCAACAGTATTAGTTGAAACAGTTTGTGATGTCAGCGAAACACGAGAGGAAGCAATAGCTGTTTCCAATGCGCTGTCGCCAGCGGCTGGAGCAGTTGTGCCTGTGCCAACTTCCATGTGTGACATACGAGTTGCAGGTGAAGATTCGCCAAGACGGTCAGCAATATGCTCAAGACCATCGTCAACAACGAGGTTCTTCACTTTTCTTTCTTCTTTGAGTTCACCATTTGGTCCAAACACTTGAATGTGGACGCGACCAGCGGCTCTCATTTTTTCAGCATCAAAAAACATTTAAATTCTCCTAGTTATATAGAATGCTTGTAGTTTATTTATAACGATATTTATATTAAAAATTTAGAAATTAGTAGAACTTCCTACATAGTCTTCAGCAAAATAATCACCAGCATAGTTTTGAATGATAAGAACGCCTGTATCTGCAACTTCATAATTATCATCTGGCGCTGTTGTTACATCAAATGTTTGGTCATCATCATCGATGCCTGAGCCATCTGATGGTATTTTACCAAATTCAAGGACCTCATCCTCATCTACATCAGGGCTGTCTGTTTTAACAAGTCCAGGTTCTAAGGATGCACCATCTTCTGCAATTCCTACTGAGTCTGCAGATAGACGTGTAATTGTCAGTGCAACATCCTCTGACCAATCAACCTCCTCAGTTGGATCTCTAAGAATCACCTTCAGTAGAACAATATCGGAATCATCAAATCCAAACCCATCTGAAATGGTTGGTTTATGAACATCGAGAGCAGGTTCATCTTGAATTAATGGTTCATCTGTTTTTACTAGTTCAACATCAAGTTGTTGATCTGTATCATCCATTTCGGCTGTTTCAGATTTAACAAGTCCCGGCTCTAGTATTGCTTCATCATCTTGGAATTCAAATGCGTCTGCAATTGTTGGTTTATGAATATCCTTCTGAACAAGCTCAGAAAGTTCTACAATTTCAACCTCAGCAAACAAGCGGAATACAAAGATATCAGGAACAACATTAATGTTAGGACTAAAATCAATTACATGATTAATTTGCAAATCAGCAAAATTTGCCATACCTGCAGGGTGAGCAGTTCTTTGCAATGCCTCACCCCATTCACTCTTAGGTAGGGAAGTCCTAATTTGATAAGAGAATGGTTGATAAACTGCATTATCCTGAAGTCTATTGGCATCAGAAAGGAAACCTTTGGAATCTTTAAATGTTCCAGGGAATGTATGTGCAAAACCCGTTGTGCATGTAATTGTTGCTGTTTCATCATTAGGTGAACGCAATACAAAATCAAAACTAGCTCTTTGGAAACCAACACCTGTGGAAATAATTTCAACCGCTGTTGGATAATTGTCACTATCAATAGATTTAATTCTAACAAAGGCATCATTTTCAATACCTGTAAGAGTATAATCTTCAAGGAAATAATCAATAGCATAGACACCGAGAATGTCACCTGTTTCTGCAACAGAATAGGCTTGCCCTACTTTAAATCCACCATCAGACGTTCCGGTATTAGTTTTTATAGTAACAGCATTCAACACGCGAGTAAGAAAACCTGTTTTATTGGCAAGTGTATCCGAGACACCTTCTAAACCAACCCATGTTCTAACTGAATCTGTATTAATTGTAAGTGTAGGGACATTATTATATCCCACACCCTTTGTATTGTTAACAAAAACTGTGCTTGTTATTGCACCATTTGAAACTCTAGAATCAATGAGAGCAGTTGTTGTTATTGTGTCGGCTGAATTTGGCGTTACAACAATATCTGGGTTAGCACTATATCCCTGTCCGCCCTCATCAATCGTAACTGAAAAGATTTTACCATTTGTAATTGTAGCAACATCAAATGTCAATGCCGCCGCGCCGCCGCCACCTAATTGTGCATCAGCAATAGTAATTGTTTCATCGGGCGCATAATCGTCACCGGAATCACTAACTGAAATTGTAGCCGCACCCGAACCATCAACAGTTACACTAAATTCTGCACCCGTTCCATTACCATCTGTAGTATAATCTGAGGAGCCGATAGCATATGTGCCTGCAGTCCTTAGTGCATCTGCGGCACCAATTGTATCTACTGTTGCAATTTCACCGCCAATAACCGCGGTTAATTCTGCTTCAACACCTGGTCCTGGAATTTCTGTATCTGCCGGCAACCCAATAGTCATCTCGTATGCAGATGGGTTTGTATAAGCAATTTTTTTAATACGAGTTACAGAAGTATTAAGTCTTTTTCTCGCTGTAATAGAAGCAGTAGATTCATAATAAACAATATCTACTTTTTTACCTCTTAAAGAGAAGGGATTAGGAATAGGAGAAATTTCTTCATTGGCATAAATTTTAGCAGTTACTTCTCTAGAGTAAAAACCATCAGACGGTTTCAACACAAACTCAGAGGGTCTTACTACTTCTACTTCTTCACCATATACAGCACGGAAGAATGTTTGAACGCCTTTGCGGGAACCTTTTGCTTCATAGAACTCTCTAATGCGTTTAATTAAAAACCGAGTATCCAATTTGGAATCTTCAGGAAAATCAATTGCATATTGTTGCAACATGATTGTGAGAAAATCATCATGGTAATGATCAATATTTAATCTACTAATTAATTCTTGTAATAGATAATTGGGGCTTAATGTAGAAGCACCGACAGCATCAGCGTCTGTTTCTCCTAAGTCTAGAAAATCAAAATATTTTTCAATAAACTTTGCAAATGTAGGATATTCCTCTTTTACAAAAGAAGGAATTGTAAACGGAACAATATATGAATTATTATCATGGAAATAAAGTTGAGTCTTATTTACAAGATTAATAGTAGGTGTGAATACGGCACCCGAACCCTGTGCAATTGTTGAGACTTCAAGAACAGCACGATTGCCCGTCCCATCGCCACCTATTTGGTTATTTGCAATATAAATTAAATCATCTTCTGCAAACTTTTTATTTGTGCCGCTGTCGGTAATTGTTGCCGAAGTAATTGACCCATCTGAGCCAACAACAATTGTAAACTCTGCACCTTCACCCTGACCATCAGAGGAATCCATAGGAACAACAGTGTATGTTCCTGCTGTCCTTGAGGAATCTGCGCCATTTTCTGTTGCAGATGTAACAGTAACACCTGTAAGTTTACCTATCAGATATACTTTGGGTAGAGGATCAATTAGATATCCGTCACCAGCTTCTGTAAGAGTAAGTGTATCAACAATATTACTAGAAATAGTAATTGTTGCAGTAGCTTGTATTTTTTCTTGTTCAGCTACTGTGGATGTAGGTGCTTCAATGAAAAGCGTCGGTGGATCAACACTACTATAACCAGAACCAGCATTAGTAATGGCAATACTTTCAATATATCTTTTAAAACTGGGTCCGGTTCTTGCCATTAGTAATCACTCACATTAGGAACAGCCGTAATTGAAATACCTTTTAAAATATTATTAGGAATATCCTGTGCGCTAGTATCCTGTGTTAGAATAATATTTTTTGAAGGTGTAGGAATAACCGCAGAAGTGCTTTCTTCTGTTGTTCTTGTTAAAATACTTGTTTTAATATCTTTAGCACTTTCATGTGGTTGTGTGTTGATATTAATATGTGTTGTTGTGCCCTCAACCGATTTTACATTTAATTTGTTCAAAACAACTTTACCTGTGTCATAATCAATTGTGCCAGCGTTTTCATCCACTATTACATTTTTATCTGCTGTTTTAAGAACAAGTGTTCCAGATCCATTATATGCCGGAGCTTGGACTGTGCTTTCAGGAACATCAGCAACATAAACTTTATATGTGGCACCATTAATTTCAGCATTAAAGAAGTTACTTGTCAGTGCATAAGGATTAACTTTATTATTAAATTGCAATGTATATTTTGTTTCTTTATTCTTAGTAGGTGTAAATCTTTTTTGTAGTCTCAGCTCTAAGTTGGCAGCAACGATTGATGCGGAAGATTTTACAATGTCAGACGTTAACTTCGAGTAAAAGAAGTTTGCATCGAGTGTGTTCAAACTATTATCAAAATAATTTGTAATTGTAGTATTAACGGCACTTTCAATCGCACCTGCGGTTAGTGTTGTTTTCTTAGAATCATATTGAATTGTTGCTACAAGACCAATATATGTAAATTCAGGATCTACAAATTCAGACTGGATTGCAATAGGCTGTCTTGGTTCAATAAAATCCCTTACAATTGCATCCTTATCATCCTGTGTAATAACAAGACCTGGTTTAGCTTGTAATGAAATGAATACCTTACCATAAATAGGAGGATCATTATCCTCACCACCCCAGACTGAAACAGATTTAACATTTGCATTTGAAGTTAGAATCAATGACTTATAATCATTGGCTGTTACTGCTCTATTTTTTGTAGCATTAAATCTAGGTGCATTAAATCGAATACTATCAACAGATTCCTGAACAGCACCACCTGCAGAATTAGAATTTACAGTCAATGTAACGGTTTCACCGGAACCAGTAAGATTTGTAGGTGCAGTGAAGGTTGTTGCGCCATTTGCTACGTCTCCATTTGTTGCAATATAATCAACAATTACAACGTTGCCGACAGTAGGTCTTTTACCTATTGTGCCATCACCAAAAATTACTTCATAAAAACCATTAAGAGCTTCTTCAATAAAAAATACTTCTGAGGATGCGTTTACGTCTAGAATATTATCAGAAACTGTATATGTTACAACGGCAGTATTTGTAACCGAGGTTTGAACTCTAACTCTGACAGTGGTAGTATCCACACCTGGATTAGCCATTAGAACAGGACCACTCTCAAAACCTGTCTCTACAATTTGCGAGTTTGTAACACGAAGTCCTTCTGCAATTTCTATATCATCAAAATAAAATGCAGAGGTTCCATTTCTTTCTTCTTTTGTTACGGTGTAATCCTTAATTGGGTAAAAGTTATAGTTTCTACCATTCAGTGCAGTAGTAAAAATCTTTTCTCTATTCAGTGTTAAAGAACTTGATGTATATGTAGAATCGGGAACGACAACTAAATCAATTGTTGAACGAGAAGACCGAGCTGAACGAGCAGTATAACCCATTGTTTTAGCTATAGATGCAACAGAGGATCTTTTTACGGCTGAATCAAGAAACGCTTCGTTAGCAGTTGTATGTGCCAAAATAGCATTATAGTGGCCATGATAAGCTAACAAATCAATGAGAACTGAAAGACCTGATGCTTCAAAATCATAGTCAGCAAATTCTGTTTGATCCTGTAAAAATAACTTTAAGTTATTTTTGATACCGTCAAAATCTAGTTCTGTTAATCTTCTTTGTGCCATTTTTAGCTCTTTTTTATTTTTTATTTATTAGCCAATTGTAACTGTGCTTGTTCCTGTTATAGTATGTCCACATGTTGCGGCATCACCTGTAACACATGGAATAATACCACCAATCGTAATACCTGTTGATGATGCAGTCATTGTTGCGGCATTATGTGGAGAATTACCATGAGGCGCAACTACAGATCCAGCACCCACAACAGTTTTACCATTAATAGTTACACCTGTAATATTTCCTGTTACTGCACCGCCTGCTAAGTCGCCTGTTACTGCTACATTAGGCATTACTTAATCCTCTGTAAAGCAGTTGTAAAAATTTCTGGCTCTCTTTGTCCAACAACATGAAATTCAATTTGAATGATATATTCATTTTTATCATAGTTGGGTTGAACAATGATATCGTCCACACGAACTCTAGGTTCAAAGTTTCTAATTGCTTCTAGAATCAAATTTGCCATATTGTTGCCCGTATCATAATCCAATGGTTCAAATAACAATCCACGAATAGGCGAACCAAACTCAGGGTTGAAGGGTTTTTCAAATGTTTCAATGAACAACAAATTTTTTAGTGATTGCTTAACTGCATTTACATCATATTTTCTACCAATATCATTCGTTACAACATTGCGTTTAAAGGACATATCAATATCCTTATAAGTCCTATTGACTCCGCGTTTTGCAAGTTCAGCTAATTTGTTTTCTTCGTATGCCATAACACTATTTATACAAGGTTACCAAAAAAGTCTTCTGATTTTCTCTGGGATCTGTTAGAACCATTTACACGGAAAGGTGCACCCGGTTCTTCTCTAACACCAATATCACCGACTTTATCTAAGTCAGGTTCAAAATCTAAATCAACTGTTTTAAGTGCATCCGTAACATTACCAACAACATCAGGAAATTCACCTTCTTCTAATATTAAAAGAGGATCAATCTCAGGAAATGAAACAGGAAATCCTTTAATTACAAAATCACCACCTATATTCTGAACATTGGGAACAATTTTACATAGTTTATCTAAATCATTACCAACTTCCGCCAATAATTCAACAATATTATCAACATCAACATCCACATCCTCATATTTTTCTTTGAGATCGTTGATATATGTCAATGCCGCGGCGCCTGCGAGGCCGGTTTGAATTAAAGTTGTTAATTCAGTAGGCAACCCCCCACCTGGTAAGGAAGGTATCTGTCCTTGAATAAGTTCTTTAATAAGTTTAATTTTTTGGTTAATTTGCGTTGCTAATTGTGCTTCAACATAGCCAACAACACTTGCAATACCTAATGGCAATGCAGTTAGAGCTTTATCTGCAACACTAAGAGTATTATCAATTTGTTCTGTAAGTTCTGTTACTGCTTTTGCTGGTCCGCAACTCATTTCTTATCTCCTTAGTTCAATGCAATAGTTGTTGCTGTTACACTAAATGCAGCCGAAGCTACAATTGAATATGCGGCAGTTGTAAATGTTGTTGCCGCATGGGTATAAGTAGCTGCCGCTGTTGTAACTGTAAGAGCACCTGATGATACAAGGCTCATGCTAGTAGCCGCATTTACAGCAAAAATGCCTGTGCTGATAGAAATTTTCCGTGTAGTGCCGCTACCGAGTTGAATATCCCCCAATGTTAATAATTTAATATTACCTGTATCACCTACAATATCTACACCGGTGAAGCCATTAATTTTAACATTACCCAAAGCACTAGAAACATTATAATTTTTACCCACATTAACAGTTTTAGAACCCAAACTTGTTTCTTTATCTGTTCCGGCGCCCGTAACACCCAAACCATTTTTAGCGGCAACACGAACGCCTCGACTACCCTCAATATTCAAACTGTAATCTGACATAACTTCTCTTACGTCATTGCCCTGAATTTTTGTATGTTCTGTTCCTCGAACTGTGGAATATTTGTTACCTGTGATATCTTCGTAATAATCACCTTTAACGTTAACAGTCATATCCCCTTCAACCGTAAGATTTAAATCACCTTTAACAAACATGTGTTTGCCTTTAAGTGAAATTTCATAGTCCTCACCGACAATCTTTGTAACTTTACCGCCATCAGGGTGGACTTCTTCAAAGGTGCCAGATGTATGATAAGTATGAATACGTTCTTGACCAGGTGTGTCATCGACCTCAAACACGTGGCCGCTTTCAGTTTCTCTTACATGATTATACGGGTATTGAGATTTTGTTTCTGATACACCTTGAGGATGTGGTTCGTCCCAAGAGGACTTTGTCCTGCGACCTCCTGGGTCATCACCCTCAATGTTAGGTGCAAATGCAATAGGAACACCTGTAACACGCATTGCGCGGCGAGTTGCTAATGAGTAATGTTTTTCGCCTATTGTTCCCCTAGCTAATCTTGATTGGTCGGACTCGGGGACAGTATTTCTACCTGATTTATTAGAACTTAGAGGATATTTTCCATTGGGGTCATTAAATCCTAACTGTTCATTAGGCGGTGACATTGACAATGCTGCAATTGTCCCCATAATAATGGGAATTTGCCCTTCACTACCATCAGCAAAAAAGCCGACAACATGGGTTCCTTCTACCATACCACTTGCAGATTGTCCAATACCTGAAACACCAGCTGATGTTATAGGTTGCATACATGTTGCGAGAGGTAAGTCGGATGTGGGTAAAACAGATTTATCAGGATTATGATAACCAATAATACGGACTCTGACTCTACCTAGTTTGCTAGGGTCATTTCTATCTTCAACAACACCCTGCCACCAACAAAACTCTGGGTAAACATTTTCCATTAAAATTCTCCAGCACCATCACGGGCAATTTCCAAAATCATATTATGCCCTAATTTATCTATATCATGTCTAATACCAGTAACAATATAAACACCAGAAACTTTGTCATCAAATAAATTTTCATATTGTGGGTTGCCCTGACCCTTTTCTGAAACACTAGGGTAATTAAATTTAATCAATCTACCTACTTCAATATCGGTTTTTCCTGGAACTGTAATTTCATATTTCAAAACACCCAATTCAGCTAGGGATGAATTTCTATAGCAAACTGAAGAAACTTGGGAAATATCAAACGCATTTTTCTCACTAAACAATCCAGATGCACCTGCTTTGTATTGACGTTTACTAAGCGGATTGGCAAAAATACCCTCAGGTATGGGATTAATATTGCCTATGTGTTTAAAACTATCATAATTAATATCCAAAACACTTTTATCCTGTTCACGTCTAGCAGATTGTTCGGGTGTATAGTCAAATTTAATATTGTAAATATCTTTCTTTACCCAATCATAGCCATGAGTAACACTGCCATAATAACCAGAATCTTGATTTTCAAGTTGGTCAAAATGTTTAGGATATTCAATTTTAGAAACTGTATTCATTTTTCTAGAAATAAAGGGTGACTGATAATTAACACTCCGAGATCTCCTATCATCACTTTCATACGTTTCATCCAAATTATTTACATAATTGTATTCATCATAAACTATTTTTTTCTTTTTCTGTTCTTGTGCTAATGCAGTAATACTTGTAAAGTAATGACCCTTATTGGACTCAAAGAATAAAGTATTAGGCATTTTATATTCATTGCCTACTGTATTTTGTGCAACAAAATTCATACATTTGAAGGGAGACCAATAATTTGAAATAAACTCTAAATTGTTAGAAAAATGAGGAATATCCAAAAGAGTCAAAGAAGGCCTCCCAGAATCTTTAAATTCTGGGGTCATAATTCTCGGCTCACCTATATGCTCATTAAAAAGTGTTTCAGCAATTTCTTCAGTTGACCCCGAAAATTTTTCACTTAGACGAGTAACATTATCCTTCATACCTTCAATGGACATGAAATTAATTGTGTAATATTGTTCTCTGTCACTGTTTAAAAATCTATCCGTAACTGAATAAATTGCAAAAGTTTTATGAATAAGATTTTCCTCTCTATCCATAAGAGCAGGAGTTCTTATTTTCATAGTAATTGTATCCCTACCTAAAATAGGTGCGTTTGTCAAAATATTGGCGGCATCGGAAATAACAATACTTCCGAACAGACAAGGCGAGTATATGCTTTCGTGTAGAGTAATTTCTAAAAAAAATTGATATAGATCAAATGATTCTTTTAGGCCTGTATTAAGGTAAATAGATTCTACTCTTACATCACCAGCAGATTGTTGCAAATTCTGTGTCATTATTCTTGTATCAACGTTTTAAATTCATTAACAAAGTCGTTTAAATATCTAGGTTGTAAAACTTTAATAGTTTGTCTATTATCATTTTCAAATCTCTCATGTTCAAGGTGAGTGACTTCAAATAAATCTCCGGATGCAACTAAAGCGGCATCATAGTCTGTGCATATTAGTGGACTTGTATAAAATGCCCAGTGGTGTGTTGCATTGCTGTTGCCGGTTCCGTATTTGGCATCCACAAGTGCTTGTATTTGTTCATCAGTAAAATACCAATCATGATAGGGGTCAACAATATTGTTAATCAATAAAATTACCCAATGATATTTGGCATTACCATATAGATAATATGCAATATCCTCAGGTCTTTCACCTGACTTAATTGTATATTCCTCTAAAAATGTTTCATGGACAATAAACTTATCTCTTGGTGTAACTCTACGAAAAATATCGGTCAAAGTAACAAGGGATTCATTACCATCATTCTTTTCATCAATTTTATATAAGAATTTAGGGAAGTGTTCAAAAAACATTTTAGTAACCTTGCTCGATTCTATCTTTTGTCATAAGTTCAAGCTCTTTAAACGCTAACTGCATTGTAATTTCGGAAGGGGCGCCGCCTTCATCCTTAAATGTTGTAAACGAACCACCTGCACCATAATCCACTTTCATGTCTGTCAGTGCGCATGTTGAGATTCTATTGATAAAGCGATTTTCTTTTCCTCTATATCTAAACTCAATCTGAAACTCGGAAGGATATGTTAAAAAGAATTCGCTTGTATCTCTACCTGAGTGCATATGATATTTAAATGTATTAATAATATTAAGAACGTTTTGAAGTTCGTTAGTATTTCTAGGAGCAAACTTCCATTCAAATGCAAAGTCTCTAAAGTTCATAGTTTTAAAAAGCTGTTCTTTAAATGGATTCGCTACCTTTTTGGTAAGTGCTTGGACTGTGCCGCCAATATCAGCATTAACGCCAATAGCTTTAAGAATATCACTTGTGCCTATAATACCCCGGCCAACTGCTTCTGCGGCACCACCTGCTTGGGCAAGAAAATCTTTTACTGAAGTTACGTTTGGGCCTACTTGTGTTAATACGCCGCCAATAGCACCTAATTCTGTATCCTGCCATTGAGCGCCATACTTTACACTTGGGGATTGAGGAATATAGAGTTGAATAACAGTATTTGTTTTCACCAAACCGGTCCTTGAGTTTAGAGCGTTTGCGCCGGCGACGATGCCGAGACCACCAAGAGCAGTTTTTAAAAGAGCAGAACCTCCGCCAAAACCAGCACCCTTTGCCAAACCCAGCAACCCACCTGCACCTACCGCGCCTAATACAACACCCTGTGCTGTTCTAACACCCGAGGATTGTTCTGCATTTACACGATTTTCACTGCTATCAGAATATAAAGCTCTTGAGGTATCAGTGCCTTCTCGGATTGCTTTTGCTTCATTGGAAGGTATTCTTTCAAGAATATTAAAAACCATAGA